TCGGGTCGATCATCTTCGACCGCGGCCGCACGGCTCCGTAACCTGAATGACCGGCATGCCGGTCATTCAGTCATCCCCCTGAACCTCAACAAGACTTGAAGGAGGCATAAAATGCCCAATCCTGTGGCAAGCGACGTTCATGTGAGCGTTCCGCTGACCAATATTTCCATCGCCTACATGCAGGCGGCGACCGGCTTCGTGGCCGACCGGGTATTCCCGAATATCCCGGTCTCCAAGCAGGCCAATCGTTACACCCGCTACGACCGGTCCGACTTCTGGCGCAACCAGTTCCAGAAGCGCGCACCTTCCACTGAATCTGCTGGCGGTGGCTGGAAGATCGACAACACGGCCAACTACTTCGCTGATGTGTGGGCGCTGCACAAGGATATCGATGACGATACCCGCGCCAACCAGGACGAACAGATCGACATGGATCGTGATGCCACGATCTGGTTGACCCAGCAGGCGCTCATTTCCCGTGAAGTGACATGGGCGGCAAACAACTTCACCACTGGCATTTGGGGTACGGATATCACCGGCGCTGCTTCCGCTCCGAGTGCCTCGCAGGTGCTCCAGTGGAACGATGCTGCGTCCGATCCTATCGTGGACATCACGAAGAAGTCTGACGTGGTGCATCTTGCCTCGGGCATCCGCCCGAACAAGCTCGTGCTCGGCCGCCAAGTCTGGTCTGTTCTCAAGGATCACTCGGACACGCTCGACCGCGTGAAGTACACCGGCGGCAATAACACGCCGGCCATCGTGACGCGACAGGCTTTTGCTTCCATGTGCGAGCTGGACAGCATCGAAGTGATGGACGGAATCCAGGTGACCAGCCCGGAGAATCCGTCATACGAAACTTCGATGACCACCGCGTGGATCGCGGGCAAGAACGCTCTTCTCGTCTACGCGAACCCGACGCCGTCGCTGCTTACGCCGTCCGGCGGATATACCTTCTCATGGACCGGCCGCGTTGCGGCAAGCCAGCAGGGAACGCGCATCAGCCGCCTCCGCATCGACCAGATCAAGTCGGACCGTGTTGAAGGCGAAATGGCCTACGACCAGAAGGTCATCGCCAAGGATTGCGGCCTGTTCTTCGGGTCCGTTATTGCCTGATCCAGGCACTTTGAACGCATAGCCAAAACGAACGGAAAGGAATGGCAACAATGGCTCGCAATTCGATTTGGCTCAAAGCATTCAGCCGGGACGCGGACTTCGTCGTTGGTGGGAAGTCGTTTCTCCTCAATGGCGAAGAACAGCGCCCCGGCGAATCTTTCGACAAGAGCAAGGTCCATACGCGCCTGCTGCGGTCGCTGTACGAGCAGCGCAAGATTTTCGTGGCTCCGCCAAAGGCAAATGATGACCCTGTCATTCCAGAAGTGCCGCCGGTTGAGCCCCAAGTGCAGGATCCCAACACTGAGCCTTCGCAAGACGCCCAGCCCGTGACGGGAACTGGAGCAATCCCGGCTGAAAGTGGTGGGCAACCTGGCGAAGAGCCAGCCGCGTCGAACGCTGAAGTGCCTGCGGTGGACGAAGACCCCGTTGATGACGACGATGCGGATGCTCCGGCAGCCGACGAAACCAAGGCCTACGTCAAGCATATCGGGCGCGGCACATATGGCGTTTTCATTGGCACAGACCGCATGGCCGGTCCCATGTCCAAGGAAGAAGCCCAGGCCGAAGCTGACAAACTCAACGGGTGATCCATGCCATTGGTGGTTGAAGACGGAACCGGCGCAGCTGGGGCCGATAGCTACCTGTCGCTTGACGACTTTGCCACCTATTGCACCAACTATGGCCACAACACTGGATCGGCCACGAATGAGGCGAAGGAAGTCGCTCTTCGCAAGGCTACAGCCTACATCGACGGCTTTCGCTACCGGTCTCAGCGCCTCACTGAATCGCAGGCCTTGGAATTCCCGCGTTCCGGGCTCGTGGACTGGAACGGCGTTGCCGTGAGTGGTGTACCGCTTCGCGTGAAGAATGCTTGCGCCGAGCTGGCGGTTCGAGCGCTCACCACGACGCTCGACAAGGACCAGGACCGTGGCGGCATGGTCAAATCGAAGTCGGTTGGGCCGATCTCGGTGACCTATTCCGACAAAGCGCCGGCTGGCACGGTGTTCACTGCGGTTGAAAAGCTGCTGCAGCCATACTTCTACGCGGCCGATCAAATGACAGGGCCAGAGTTTACAGGGGCGGAAGCGATCTTCTCCGTTGGCGAAGACGGCTTTGGCAGGGAACTGCCATGAGCTCATTCTTCCTGTCCGCTGCCGAAACTGTCTTGGACATGATCCAAGAGAACGGGGCCAGCGTTGAGGTCAAGCGGACGACGCAGACTGGCTTTGACCCCGTGAGCCAGACTGCGACAAAGGACGTGCAGACCGAAAGTTTTCCCGCTGTCGTGTTCCCGCCCGGCCGAGAAGCAAGCTTCAGGATCAACACACTCGAACACCAGAAGGCCCAAGAGGTCTACTTCGCCATTTTGGGCAAGAGCTTCGAACCTGGGCCGGGCGATACATTTGAGTGGCAAGGGACGCCCTACACAATCTTCTGGTCGAAGACCTACAACCCGGACGGCAGCCAGCCTGTCCTTACCATTGCATATGCGGAGTGATAGGCCATGTCATATCAACCGCTCATAATTGTCCCGAAGCAACTGCTGCAGGTCACCAGAAGCTACGGTCTTGCTTCAATTGTTGGCTTGGCCACCCCGGCTTTTACGCCTGTCTCGGTCTTGGTGGGTGCGGACGGGGCAAAGATTTACCAGGGCGCATCGGCGCCATCGAGTGGCGACGGCAAGAATGGTGATCTGTACGTCAACACCACGTCCTATGACCTCTATCAGAAGGCCAGTGGGGCTTGGTCGATCATCGCCAACATTCGCGGTCCCGCCAGCGGATTGGGTGCGCCGCTCGCAATCCCGCTGCTAATCAACGGTGGCTTTGAGCTGTGGGGGTCCAGCACAGGCCCATTCACTGCGACGGGACTTATCCTGCCGGGCTGCCGGTTCGCTGTCGGTGCAGGGTCAACCAACAGCCTGCAACAGATCGCGGGCATCACTGAGACATCTCAATTCGCGCTGCGCTGGAATCGTAGCGTTGCAGGTACAGGAACGAGTTACCTCGATTTTCGCTTCGAGGATGCCTACAGCCTCGGAAACCAAACGGTGACCGCCGCTTTCGACGCCATCGCAGACGTTTCAATGCAAATCTATCTCCAGGCATTCTTGTTCTGTGGGACCGGCGGAAGTGGAACGTTTTCTTCGGCGACGAAGCTTCTGACAGTCGCGAGTTCGATTGGCCGGCTGTCAACGCAGCTCACCTTCCCATCGCTTTCAGGGAAGACCATTGGTTCAGGTTCATATTGCTATCTGCGCATCGGCAGGCAGTCCAACTATGCGAATGGCATACTCGATATCGACAATCTGATCCTCCACCCTGGGACTGTCGATATGGGAACCCTGCGCTTGGATCGCGCAATCGAACGCATGATCATTGACCGGCAATCGCAGAATGGCGGCTTCCAGGCCATCAATGGCAGCCAATACGTCTGTTTCTGCCCTCGAATGCGGGCGACCCCGACCGTCACAGTGTCGGTCGGCACAGCCTCAAACATTACTGCCTTCGGCTTCACGCATACCCATACAGCATCAGCCGCGGCGACATTCACAGCCAATGCGGACCTTTGAGCATGACGCCAGCACCATATTTGTCCGACGACCGCCAAGCGGTGATTGTCGATACCGAGACAGGGCGGATGACCATCCCGCTCGAACGGTGGCCGCTGGAAGCGGAAGCCCTTGGGCTTGGTGCATATGAGGGCGAGCAGTTCGTTCCCGTTGAGCCGGGATTGCCGCCCGTGGTCTTTGCCCCGCTGTCACGGGCCGAGCTTCGGTTTGCTCTCCTGAGCGCTGGGGTCACGGGAACCATGATCGAGAAGGCAATCGACGCCATTCCCGAACAGATGGCGCGCGAGACCGCGCGCATCGCCTGGGAGGATTCGAGTCGCTACGACCGAGACCATCCGCTCATCAGCCAGATCGGCGCGGGCTTCGGAATGACGCCGGACAAGATCGATGCCCTCTGGCTCCAAACGCAAAGCCAAGCAGGGAAGTGAGGTTGCTATGCCATATGTAAATTCGGACTGGAAAGGCGAAGTGATCCCGGTCATGGACTTGGCGGGCGCCGCTTTGTCGACCACGGGTTGGTCGTGCGAAATGCATATCAGGTCGGCAGCCGGTGTTTCTCCGGCGCTTCTGATCCTGACAACCGCAGCCGGCACTCTGCTTGTCGGCCAAGCCACCACTTACGGCAGCACCAATGGAATCGCGGTGAACGTGCCAGCGGCTTCAATGATCATGACGCCGCAGTCGTTCGTCTGGGACATCAAACGCACTGACGGCGGCCGGGACGAATGGGTCATCGGCGGCACTGGACTATTTGAGCAGCCTGCGACTGTCATCGGAATGTCGTGAACACAACGGCTTTCCGGGCGACCGTTGCTGATTGGCAGCGAGCGACAGAAGCTCAGAAGGAAAAGCTCGCCCGGCATGTGTGCGTCGAAATGGGCGGACTTGTTGTCGAGAAAACGCCAGTCCAAACCGGATTTCTGCGCGGATCATGGAAGCCAGCCATCAATGATCCTGACAGTAGCGCGGGGACCGCTGATCCGACCGGTGCTCACGTCACTGCAGCGGTTCTGTCAATCGCTCTGGGCATCAAGCTTGGCGACCGCTTCACAATGATGAACAGCGCTGCCTATGCGCCCTACGTCGAATTTGGGACTTCGCGAATGGCGGGCCAGCACTTCGTGAGCGACACCGTCGCATCGTTTCCGGCCATTGTGGCGCGGGTTGCAGCCGAACTTGGATTGAGAAAATGACAGCAGCAACGGTTCACAGCAACTTGCGGGCGGCAAGTCGCCAGCACCTTCTTGCCATGCCTGGACTGCCAACCCTGACCGATGGATCGCCTGCGGTCGTTTGGGAAGGCAAGAGCTTCACGGATGAAGGGACACCGTTCATCCGCGAAAGCTTCCGTCCAATCTCGTCAACGCTGAAGTCGGTCGGTAGCGGATCGACCATCGAGCACCGCATCAATCTGCTTTGGACATTGTCCTACCCAAGCGATGATGGAACCGTGGCGATCGAGGATATGGCCGGGTCGCTTCTGGCTCATTTCGCGCCGCAGACGCGGCTTTCTTACGGGACGGACGGCGGGCTGGTGATTGCCGCCGAGCGCCGCCCGATCCTCACCGAGCCGAAATGGCTCTCACTCATCGTGGCAATCACGATCCTTTCCTACACCACAAACTAACCCCAGGAGGCCGCTATGGCACTGCAACCGAACATCAACGCCCGGGTGGTCTACAAGGCCGAGTCGGCTTTTGGCACCGCTCCCGCCAACACAGGCGGCCAGATTCTTCGCCGGGTCAGGTCATCGCTCGTTTTGAACAAGGACGGCTTCGCACCGAACGAAGTGCGCTCCGATGCCCAGGTGGCGGACTATCGCCATGGCTCCCGTTCGGTGCGCGGCTCGATTGAAGGCGAGCTCTCTACCGCCACCTATGATGATCTGATCGAGGCTGCGGTTCGCGGCACGTGGGCCACTGGTGTTTCGTGTGCGCCGGCCGATTTCGCCACTGGCGTGACCCCGAACGGAACGTCTGGCACCTTCACCTTCGCGGGCGCCGGTTCGCTCATCACCAAAGGCTTCAAAATTGGCGACGTGGTCGCCTTTACCGGCCTCACCGGCAGCAATACCACCACAAACTTCCGCATTGTCGGCCTGACGGCTACCGTTATGACGGTCATGCCGAAACCAACCACTCAGGCCCAGGTGGCCGCGGGCTGGACCTGCGCCGTGCGCGGCAAGAAGCTCCTGTTCGGCCTCAACACGCCTTCGTTCACCTTCGAGCAAGCCATGCCGGATGTCGACGTGTCAAAGCTGCTGACTGGCTGCCGTGTTGGTGGGTTTGCGCTGAATGCCCAGCCCAACGGTAACGCGACCATCAGCTTTGATGTGCTTGGCCAGAACCAGCAGATTCTGACGGGTGCGAGCTCCCCATACTTTCCGTCCCCATCGGTCGAAACGACAACCGGCGTCCTGACGGCGATTGATGGCAGTGTGCGAGTCAACGGCAGCGATGTGGCGATTGCCACAGCGCTTCAGATCAACATGACCAACAACCTGAGCAATCAGCAGGTCATTGGCTCCACATACTCCCCAGACATCTTCTACGGAAAAAGCGTGGTGACAGGGACACTATCGGCGTTCCTGGCCGATGAAACGCTGATCAACGTCTTCCTCAATGAATCGAACATTGACGTTGCCGCGCTCATGTCCGGGCCTGCGGCCGCAACGCTGCCGGACTTCCTCGGCTTCAGCATGCAAAATGTGAAGTTCACCGGTTGCACCGATCAGTTGGAAACCGATGGCGGCGTGATCGCCCAATTCCCGTTCCAGGCACTGCTGAAGACCGGCGGTGCTGCGACAACCTACGACCAGTCCACGTTGGTTATTCAGCGCTCGAACTGAGCGCTGAACCTTGAGTGAGTTTCCGGGCGGATGTGCCGCCCGGCATTTTTGGAGGAAAAATTGGCTGACTTTGATTTCGATGTGATGGACACCAGGACAAAATCTGAGTCCGGTGTGGAAATGACAGTGCGCCGGATTGGGACCACCGAACCACTTCTCAGCAAAGACGGAAAACCCGTCACGCTGAAGGTTCTGGGGCCTGACAGCGAAACTTTCCGTTCCCTTTCGCGGGAACAAACCCGCGCCCGTATTTCCAAGCAGGCGGCTGGCCAGACAGCTGACGATGAGGCTATTGATCGCGAAACCATCGAACTTCTCGCCGCATGCACCAAGGGGTGGTCCAACGTGGCGGCCAAAGACGGTACGCCCATTCCGTTCTCGGCTGAAGCGGCACGTGACCTCTATCGCCAGTACCCAGCAATCCGAGATCAGGTTGATGCGTTCATGGGTGCCCGTGTGAATTTTACAAAGGCGTCATCCTAAGGCTTGTCGAGTACGGCAAGTTCCACTTCGGGATGACGCTCAAGGTCGGCGGCGCGAGCGCCGCCGATCACCTGGCGGTCGTGGCGAAAGCCATGAACAAGGCTCCTGAACGGGGGCCTGAGCTTCCACCTCACGCCGGATACCTGTGGAATACATTTGTGGAACTGAGCAGCTGCCGGGCACCAACTGGCTTTGGCTCAGCTCCAATCTCATTCAGCGAAATCGATGCCTATTGTCGCATGAAGCGAACTTCGCTTCTGCCTTGGGAAGTCGATGCCATTCGCGCGCTGGATGAGGCCTTCATTCAAACCGGGTCAAAGAAACAAGGTGAGCAACATGAGCGGAGCAGTTGAAAACGCTGGATATGTTGCCCAATTGGGATTTGACATCGACACTGCTGGCCTGACCGGGGGCAAGGCGTCTGTGGAGTCGTTTACCGGCTCTTTGGACCGAATGGCGAATGCTGCTGATCGCGCAGGTGCCGCGGCTGGAAAACCTAGTTCAGCCATCCGCCGGACGGGCGACGATGCTGCAACGGCCTCGGGCAAGGTTCGTGCAATGGCTCAGACATTGGCGAATGTTGGCCAACAGTCTGATAGTGTCACAGGGCACATGCATGCGTTGCATAATGCTGCAACTGCTTTTGCTAGCGGAGGGCTTGATGGTCTAAATCGGGGACTCACCTCTTCTCTCGGCCTGCTTGGTCGCATGCCGTCTGTCATGGCTCCGGTAGGTATGGCTATGGCTGGGTTGGGAACGGCTACTGCCGGTCTCGCTACCGCCTATGTTGGCCTCGTTTCGGCTACGGCACCTGTTCAGGAGCGCTACATGCTCCTCGAAGCCAGGTTGAAGAGCGTCTATGGGTCTCAGGCGGCCGCAAAGCAGCAGATGGCAGAGATTGTCGCGCTAGCGCAAAAGAATGGTGTGGCGATTGGCCAGACTGCTGATGCATATCTTCGGCTGGCCCGAAACAACGAGGCTATCGGCCTTACGCGCAGGCAGACTGTCGAGCTGACCAACGACATTCAAATGCTAGGTAGGGTCGGAAGCATCACTTCGACAGAAATGTCGATAGGCATGATGCAATTTACTCAAGCCATGGCGGCGGGCCGGTTGAACGGCGACGAACTTCGCTCAGTCATCGAAAACATGCAGCCCGTGGCAAGAGCTATTGCAGACGGCCTGGGTGTTACGGTTGGCCAATTGCGGGCCATGGGTGCCGCAGGTGAATTGACTGCAGAAAAGGTCACTAATGCCATCCTTAAGCAGGGGCCGCTGATTCAGAAGGAGTTCGAGGGGCTACCGCAGACTACGGACCAGGCATTTACCCGAGTGTCCAATGCATGGGAAACCATGCTCAAGGACATGGGTACGGCGCTAAACGCTTCAGGGGTAATGTCTGGTCTTGCGGACGGTGTGACCCAGACGATCAACAAAATTGATAAGGTCGTTGTGGGTACGACGCCCGAGGAACAATTGGATGCTTTAAGAACAAAGCTGCGAAACCGGGCTAATTTCCCGACCGCACAAAATGACTACGACAATTATGGACCGGCATTGGTTGAAATGGTCCATGAAAGAAATCGAGCGAGGGCTTTCTCGGAACTCTCATCTAGGGCTCTCGATCGCTCGGCCGATGTTCAAGGCAAGGTAAGTCGAGCGACAGACATAATTAAGGAACTTGACGAGCAAGCGAAGAAGGTCGCGGAGCTGAATACCCAGTTCCAAACCTTGCGTGAGATCAAGACGGCATTGGCTGCAAATCCAGATGTTATCTTAAAGCAGGACGAGATTGAGCGCCTGAAGAGTCTCGATGCTGTCATCGCAAGTATCCAATCCAAGCTTGTGAAGGAGCGGATGACGCCGCTCGGCAAGAGCTATCTGGAGCTTGAGAACCGCCGAACGGACATGCAACGCTACGGGTCGGGCGGAGGTATCGGCTTTGGATCGGATGTTCGAAAGCTCATGGGGAGTGGCTCTGCGACCAACCCGATTTCGCAGCAGCAAGCTGAAATTCGGATCGGCCAAGAGCGCGTTCTGACGATCCAACAGCAGACTGAGGCGCTCAGGCAGCAGATCGAGCAGGAACGCCGGCTTGCGAGCGTAGCAGGGCAAGGCTGGGAAGCCCGAATGCGGATGCAGGTGACGAACGACACAGAACAGTACAGAACCGAGCAATTTGGCACCAGGAAGGACCTTGCCCCATCCGAGCAGCAAAGCCTGAAACTGTATGAGAAAACGCTTCTCGACATTGCAAAGGCGAAGAAGGCAACAGCGGATGCCGATGCAACCGCTTCCAACATGCAAGAAATGTCGATCCAGCGGCACTTGGCAGAAGCACGGGCTGCTGGCGCCAATGTCGGTGCGCTACGAGAGCTGGAGCATCAACTTCGAAAGGTCCAGGCACTGAGGGATGGCCGGACAGGTGACGCCCTTGGCCAGGACCTCAAGATGTTCATGGAACGGGAAGAGGGCCGGAAGAAGCTCTCAGACATGTTCCGCGACGTTGAGGACCGCCGCACCGCATTGAATGCAGCCTCTCCCTCCGATGCGCGAAGGATGTCGCAGGAAGCCCAGGCGCGGCGCTACTCGGAAGGGTTTTCGCCAGACCAGCAGCGTGCTGCTTATGACGCAAAGATGCTGGACCTTCATGTTCAGGACCAAGAAACGATCAAGCGGACGCTGGACGACAAGCGGCAGGCCGTATTGCTCCAGCGCCAAGAGATCGAAGCGGCGCGTGTTGGAGGGCTCGCAGGCCAGATCATCGCCGCAAAGGCGCGGGAACTGAACGAAATCCGCGCCAGTGGGCTCAAGCTTACACAGGCCGAGGTGGAGGCGCGCTTGAAGCTGGCGGAGCTTTCGGTTGTCCAGGGTGAGACCCTTCGGCGGACCCAAGAGCAGGCGGATGGTTACATTAATATCTGGACCACGGCCGCGAATTCAGTTGGTGGCGCAATTGACGATGTCTTCCAGAAGGTGCTGGATGGGCAAGAGGTCAAGATTGAAGACCTGCTGAAGCGTATCGCCTCTCAGGTTGGCTCTGCCATTATCCAAGAAACAATTACCCGGCCACTGACCAACATTTTCCGTCAGTTTGCTGAGAGCGCTCGGGGAGGTGTTGCAGTTCCGTCTTTGGGGGCAACGGCCAGCCCATTGGGGCCGGTTGCTGGCGGCGCGATGTCGGGTGTTCAGGCGGCTAACCAAAACTTTGCCGGGATGGCCCAAGCGGTGCCGCCTTCTGCGACCGGAATGACTTTGCCGGAGATCACCTCTAGGCCGATAGCCCCGGTTGCTCCGACTGCCACCCAACTGGCAACAGCGCGCCTTACGAGCGAAGCCGGAAACGGCAGGTTTTCTGAAGTCGGGAATTTTGCCGCCCGCAACCGTAACCTCATGGATCCTCGCCTTGTAGACATCATGAGGACGGCTTCCGTCAAAGGTGGCTACAACGTCGAAGCATTTTCCGGCTGGGGCTACCGCACCAATAAGGCAGGCCAGCGCGTCGGCACCTTCCACGATGACGGCATGGCGCTCGACATGCGGCTCATTGGCGACAACGGAAAGCCAATTCCTAACTTCCAGAATGCAAGATCGTTCCGGGCCTATGAGGAGTTCGCACAGAACGCGCGTCTTGTGCAGATGCAGAAGTACCCAGAGCTGACCCGAGACTTTCGTTGGGGTGGATACTTCAGCAAAGCCTCCCGTGGCGGGACGGGCATGGACATGATGCACTTTGATCTTGGGGGCAGGCGGCTTGGCATGGCTGGTGGCTCATGGGAAGGAGGGCTCACGGCGTCCATGCGCGCGGCCTATCCCGGTGCCCAGTCAACGGGGATGAGCCAACAAGTGATGAAGCAGATTACGTCGCAGTGGCAGCAGGGAATGAACACCGCGAACCAGACCATCGCTTCCAACATGCCGAAGCACTTTGACTCTCCGGTCAAGTCGATTGCCTCCATGTTCTCAAAAAACATTGAAGTGGGGCCGCTCCAGAAGTTGAGCCCGGCCATTTCGGGCGTGACCCAGGCTTCCTCCGCAGCGGTCCCGGCACTTGGAGGGTTTGGCAACGGTATCATGAACCTGCTTCAGCAGATCATTCCAGGCATCGGCAGCAGCCTGATTGGTTCGATGTTCGGATCGGCCCATGGCAGCGTCTACGAAGGCGGTGTGCGCATGTATGGCAACGGCGGCGTTGTTACCCGCCCGTTTGCGTTCAAGACGCGCGGCGGAATGGGTGTCATGGGTGAGGCTGGGCCAGAGGCAATCATGCCGCTGCGCCGTGGGCCGGATG